ACAAAAGAAGGAAACACACTGGAAGTTATGGTCAATATATTGAGCCAGATTATTTATTCCCATCAAGTGAAATTGATAGAGTTGACCCTAACAACATAAAACCTAAAACAAGTAAGAGTTATAGTGAAGTAATAGTTCCACTTCTTAGATTTCCCAAAAAAGATGGATTATTGCTTGAGTATGATATGGAAGACAACTTCAAAGCTGGGGACTATATTGATACAACAATATCTGGTGTAAACACAAATGAAAATGCATACTTCGCACAACAATCTGTGAGATATGTAGATATTATGGGTAGAGCAGACTTATATCAGTTCAAGATGTTCCACAGATCCAGAGATGAGTTGAATTTAGAAAATGCAAGAACTTTATTAAAGGCACCTTTCGTTCCTACAGATGAAGAAAGTCAAATTTTGCTAAGTGGTTCAAAAAGTATTGCTCTTGATAAAGATTGCAGAGAAGCATTAAGTTTCAACTTCCAAATCAACTTACTTGATAAAGATATTGATTTTATTACTTTCTCAAACTTGTTTGGAGATAAGAAAGCAAGATTAAAACTGTTGCTTTACAATAAAACACTGGGAATGTTTGACCAGACAATAAATCTTGCAACTGGAACAATTCTTGCTGAAAATGTGACCTATACTCTGAACAATGATGACACAAATAATCAAATAATAATAAAGATAACACAACCACAAGGAATTAACTTGTCGGATGTTAAGTCTCTTATCTGGTATGATGACAACAATGGAATTAAAGACATATATCTTGTCACAAATGTTGATAAACTTCCAGATAATGAAAAGTTGAAAGATAGATATATTTATCCAGTTTTCAATGAAAATTAGACTGTTGTGTAATAATACAATTGTCAGTAGCAATTGTATTATTCACAAGGGTCACTTAAGAACGGTCATTAAGTAGGTTTGGGCCACTTACTTTGTGATAAATACAATTTTAAAAGGAGATTTTCGAGGAAAATGAACAAGTTAAAAATTTGTCTCAATGAAGATGGTAGCATTCAACAGTTTGCTCCAGACTTCAAAATCATGAGAGGCAGCTACAGAAATGTTCTAATCAACATTGAAGTTCCTAAGTCATTACTTCTTGAATTGGCAACTGATGACACTGGTCAATATGTGACCGGAAACAATGTTCGTATTGCTGGGATTATACAAACTGCACTTGGCCAGAATATACAAACTCAGAGATATGAACTCAAGTGGGTTAAAGATTATACACTCAATGGAATTGAATATAGTCTATACCAAAGAAAAATGCCAAAAGAATTCACACTCTGGGAAACTTACAATGCTTTAGAAGCTGCTAAGAGTGGCAAACTTAACATGATTATCAATGTAGTGAATTGGGCAAAACAAGACACTGGTGTTAAGATAGATGAAGTTGTTTCAAGCAATATTCTACCTTTGACCATTTATCCAGGTGCATTCTTGGAAAATGCTGAAGAAATTTCAGAACCAAGTGACTTTGACCAACTACAAAGTCAAGTTCAAGATATCAACAAGACTGTCAACAATATGAATGAAGATTTATATGGTGACAACTTAGCATATCTTCTACAGAGACTCAAAGCTGGAAACAAAATCACCATTGAGAAAGATGTTGGTGCAACACCAAACAGAGTTAGAATTTCTGTTCAGACTACCAATGCTAGTGAAGTTCCTATTGAGGCAATTACAGATCTAAATGCTGGAAATGTTCAAGAGGCACTAAAAATCTTGAGTGTTAGAAATGATGATTCTTGGTCAGATGCTATGGCACTTCTATTTGATGATATAGCAAGTGTTAGAAGCAAGACTGGAGATTCTATCAGAAGTATTGTCTTAGATTCTGAGACTGGTATCTTAACCATCACCAGAAACAATGGCAAAAAATTCACAATAGATTTGCCACTAGAAACATTAGTTAAGAGTGGATATTATAACTCAGACACTAAAGAGATTTTATTAGTTCTGGAAAATGACACAACTCTTAAAATTCCAGTTGCAGACCTTGTTAATGAGTATTATGCAGATAATACAACACTTACAATGTATGTTGATGCAAATGATGGGAATAAGATTAAATTCAAGATTTCAGACACTTATAAGTCCAAAATTGATGCCAATACAACCAATAGGCATTCACACTCAAACAAAACCTTGCTAGACACTTACACACAGACTGAAGCTAATTTAAAGGATGCAGTTTCTAAGAAACACTCACACAGTAATAGCAGTGTTTTAAATGCTACAACAGCATCATTTACAACTGATAAAGATGCTGCACTTTCTCAAGCAACTGCAGACATCAATTCTCTTAAAGAACAAGTCAAAACAAGTGGAACAGTTATTTATGATTCTGGAACACCACTACAGACTTTCAATCTTGAAGAGATTGTCTATTCTGCTATAAGTTGTCTTGCAAATAATGCTGAGTATGCAAACAGATGCACTAAGGGTGGAGAAATAGACAGAAGACTCAAAGCCCTTGAAAATAAATAATTCGTTTAAGGAGAAAAATTATGATTTTTGAGAAAGCAAAAATTTATGGTGTTGATGGTGTTGGTGGTTCAAGTCCAACACTAACAAGAACAGACTCTGCAGTTGGTTTAACCTACACAAAAGGCACTGCAGAAATCAAAAGTGACTTTGATAGATGTTTCCCTTGGTCAGACATGACAGAAGTTGTGGATGATGCTGGAAATGTATTTATTAGAGTTCCAAAATTCTATAGTAAGATAACAAAAAATTCTAATGGAACATACAAATATCAAATTTCTGGTATGAGACATAGTGGTTTCTCAACTTTGTTTATTGATGGCAAAGGAAATGAAATTGATTATGTTGATATTGGTAAATATGAAGGAAGTGGTTCTTCATCAAGAGTTTACTCAAAATCTGGTCAAACAGTTTTAGTAAATATCACAATTGATAACTTCAGAGCTGGTTGTAAAGCAAACGGTGATGGATATCAACAATATGACTTCTTGATTGATATGATTATTAAGCAATTGTTCTTAATTGAGTTTGCTACAACACATTCACAATCAATCATGACTGGTTTCACAAATACTTCTAACACTGCGGCATTGATTACTGGTCATACAGACCCAGTTAAAACTCCATCTGGTTCATATAACACAAATCATGATCTTGAAACAGATGCATGGACTGATACTAGCTGCAATACAGATGGTCTTCATGCTTGTAAATACAGAGGCATTGAAAACCCTTGGGGAAACACTTGGACTTTCTGTGATGGAATTTCATTTGATAAAGAAAAAGTGTATGTTTGCACAGACCCAACAAGTTATGCTGGTGCAAAGAAAGATATGCCTTACTCTTATATGGGTGACAGACCAACTTCTGGCAATGGTTATATCAAGTCAATTGATATCTTCGACAAGAACCCACTTTTAATGTATATAAGCGCAATTGGTGGTTCAGAAAGCACATTCTACTGCGATTATTCATGGTATGCAGATACTGGTGTAATTTTGTTGGTCGGCGGGCCTTGGGATCGCGGTTCTGACGCTGGCTTGTGGTCTTGGTATGGGTACTCTGTTGCTGGCGACTCGTGGTCGACTATCGGTGGTCGCCTTTGTCATAAACCTCTTTAAGAGGGATAGTCAAGGGGGATACTCCCCCTTGACATATAGGGGTATTTAACCTTGTAAAAAATTTTGTAGGGTAGTGTATGCAAGTTTCGGGCCATTTTGATGGTCGGCGGGAATTGGGATAACGGTTCTAACGCTGGCTTGTGGTATTGGAATGGGAACAATGTTGTTGGCAACTCGTGGTCGAATAACGGTGGTCGCAATTTAATCAATGTCTGAAGAATGAAAGAGCATACACAATCCTTAGCCCTTGCTAAAAAACACTTCGCAAAGAGAATGGTCTAGTAGGTTATGTCTCGAAACACCATGAGAAGATTAAAAGGTAATTTATGAAAAGAGTTGGTAATCTATATGATTCAATCTGTGACTTAGATACAATAAAATATGCTATCAAAATGGCATCCAAAGGAAAGACTAAAAGACATTATGTTAAGAAAGTGCTAAGAAATGTAGATGCTTATGCACTAAAACTTAAAGAAATGTTGGAAACAGATTCTGTGGTGTTATCTGAAAACACATTGCAAGAAATATATGACCACTCTTGTCTTAAGAAAAGGATAATAACAGTTCCAAAGTTCTTCCCAGACCAAATCATTCATTGGTTGTTGATTATAAAACTTGAACCAATAATGAAAAAGGGCATGTATCGGTTCGCTTGTGGAAGTGTTCCGAAAAGGGGTGGAACAGATGCTAAAAAATTTGTCATTAAAGCATTGAGGGATAAAAAGGTGAGATATGTTGCAAAACTGGATATTTCAAAATTCTTCAACAATGTAGACACTAAAATTCTCTCTCAAATGTTTAAAAGAAAAGTAAAAGATAAAAGGTTTACAGATTTAATTGATAAGGTTTTAGAAAATGGTGGTCAAGGATTGCCTATTGGATATTACACTTCACAATGGTTCTCAAACTTTTATCTTGAAGGTTTAGACCATTACATCAAAGAACAACTCAAAGTTAGACACTTTGTTAGATATGTTGATGATATGGTTCTCTTGGATACTAACAAAAGAAAACTACACAGAGCAGTTGATTCTATCAATGAATATCTCCACAATATTGGATTGAAACTAAAAGACAACTGGCAAGTCTGGAAAGTTGATTCAAGACCTATAGACTTTGTTGGTTTTCAGTTCTACAGAAATAGAGTAATGCTTAGAAGAAAGATTTATTTTAAACTCTGTAGAAGAGTTAGAAACATTCAAAAGAGTGGATATATAACACCTAAACAAGCAATGGGATTGTTATCCTTAATTGGTTGGTTGTCTCATATAACCAACGGATATAATTTTTATAGATTAAAGATCTACAATATTGCACCACGAAAGAAACTAACAAAAATAGTGAGTGCATACAGTAAAAAAGTTGGAGGAATAAACATATGAATTCTAGTAAATTAGTTTTTAGTAAAGAAAAATGGTTAGAGTCTGCCATGGCTCAAAAAGAACAAGGAATTCTTTCTGATAGAGAAATAAATGATGCCTTGACTATCTGGGTTAATGACCTTGATGGAAAAACCATGGAAGAAATCAAAGAACTTACTGGAAATGCAGACATGAGAGAAGACTGGTTTGTGGAAGTATAATGAAAAAGAAGAAACTTATTTATTTGTTGACTGAATCGGTCAAAAATGGTGTCTATACTGCAGAATATAAACCCTACACAGAGAAACAGTATAAAAAGATGTGTAAGTCAGAAAGTTCTAAAAATAATAATATTTTTAAAGGTAAAAAGAAGTGATTTGTGTCACTTCTTTTTTTCATTTAGGTATTGAAAAAATAACAAAATCAATTTATAATCCTTTCAAATGAGGTGATTATGAGAGGAGTAAATTTTACAGCTTATCAGAAAAGAAGAGCATTAAAACTATGGTTAGAACAAGGACTAACCATTCAACAAGTATGTCAAAAATGTAAATGCAGAGAAAGAAGTCTATGGAGATGGAAAGCATTGTATGATGGAACACTTGAAAGTCTTGAACCTAAATCATGCAGACCAAAGACACCACATCCGAACTCACACACTGCAGAAGAAGTTGACCAAATAAAAAAGGTGCTTAATAATAGAAGACACCTTTCTTATAATGAGATGTATGGAATTATGAGAACCAAGTATGCATACACCAGGACCTATTGTGGTTTCTACAGATACATTGTAAAGAACAAACTTAGACCACAGAAAGAACTTGAGAAGTATGTTCCTAAAAAATATGATACACCGGAAATGCTTGGTTATAAGTGGCAAATGGATGTCAAATATGTTCCAACTTCTTGTTATATTGGAGAAATGATACATTATGATGATAATAAATACTATCAATATACAATGATAGATGAAGCAACCAGAGAAAGGTTTATTTTTCCATACAAAGAACATAATGTTAGTTCAACTCTTGATTTTGTTAAAAGGTCTATTGCCTACTTCGGTTATGCTCCAGAAAGAATTCAAACTGATAATGGTGCAGAATTTACAAATGTAAAGAAAAAACCAAACCAGAAAGAACCAACGAAACATGCACTTGATGTTTTACTGGAGAAGTTAGGCATAAGACATCAACTTATAAGAGCATATACACCTAGACTTAATGGTAAGGTTGAAAGAAGTCACAGAAGCGATCAAGAAAGTTTCTATAACTATTTAAAATATAAAACCTACAGTGAACTTAAAAAGAAGATGATGGACTGGAATGTTAGATATAACAACCGACCACATGCATCACTTACTAACAGAGATGGAAAAAGAGTGTGGTGGTCACCACTTCAGAAAAGAGAAGACTTGCTCAATCTCTTAAGAGAGAAAAAAGAAGAGTTTGAAACAGTAAGGTTTATTAAGAAACCAAAATCAATGAAGTTATTATATTCAGTCTGAATTTAGACTAAATTTAGTCCAGGGGTGAAAATTTTGCGAATTCCCTATATAGGGAATAGTTTTTCTATGTCTTCTTTCTCTAATCATTTGCTAATATCTAACTTATGTGGTATAATAACTTACTGTTAAAGGTAGGTTATTTCTTTTTTTATATACCTTTCTAACTCCCAAATTTCCTACATTTACATAAAAATTAAAAAAAATTAAAAAAATTTATGTAAATCGTTTGACATTTCTCAGATGAAATGATACCATAGGATTGACAGTAAGATGTTAATCCTATTTTTTTATAGCAAAAATATATAGGTTCATCTTATTGTTGAACCTATTTTTTATTTTTGGGAGGTATAAATATGGCAGATAAAAAGACTGTTTATATCGGAGCTCAAGTTCCAGAAGATGTTCATGTTTTACTACTTGAGTTGGCACAAAAAGAAGATAAGTCTTTAAGTGCTGTAATCAGAACTGCTCTTTGTGTTTATGCAGAAAATCTAAAAAAGAAAAAGTAAAAGGAGATGTAATCATGAATCTGCAAGAAAAAAGAAAAGAAATCGGCATAGAACAAGCAGATCTAGCCGAAAAAGTTGGAACTAATGCTCCAATGATGAGTAATTTTGAACATCACAAGTGTTTGCCAATTCCAATGATGCTAAAAGCAATTTGCAGAGAACTTAATTGTGACATCTTAGACATTTACGATCCAGAAGAGATTTATGTTGCAAAAACAAAGAGAAAGGGCTCAAGTGATGAGAAGTCATGTTATAGATTGACTTCAGAATTGCCAGACAGAGCAAGACACACATTCAGCTCTAAAAATCTTAAGAAGTGTGGTTTTAAAAATTTAAGAGATTTTATTTGGCAATGTTGGAAGTGGTTGGAAAAGAAACAATCACAAATCAATAAAAAAACCACCAAGCATAGTGACTGCTCAGTGGTTAATGAGAATGATATATTCCAAAACACATCTCATTAGTATTATATGTCATTCTCCAAAAAAACACAACTAAAAAGGAGAATTTTATGGATAACTACATGAAAAATTACTACAAAGGTAAGATTGCAACCAGTGAAACAAAAATCAAAATAATGACAATTGGTATTAAAAACATGATGTCAGATCCAGAGTTTGATATTGATGACCTTTGCCAATACACAAATGCAATTACAGATGAAAAGAATGTTTTAAGAGAACTTCAAAACCAATTAAACAAAGGCATTTCTCAAGAGACTGAAGAAAAAGAGAATGCAAAAAGAATATTAGGTCTTGGGGGTAAGCATGAGTAAAACATTTGTATATACAAGACAGTGTGGTCCTTCATATTACTCAGAGCAGACAGATGAAGAGTTCTGTGATGAAGAAGACTTTGAATATGAAGTTGACTCAGACAGAGTGAGTGATGCATGTGCAGAACTTACTTATGATGATTTCTTTTCTACTAAATTAAACCAAGTTTCAGAGATTAAAGAAAATAAGGAACTACAGAAAAAAATTAAACAACTCATTCAACAAGGCATTTCACAATTTGTCTCAGAATTGGATATTTCAGACCAAACTGAAGAGTATTTTGAAGAGTCTTTAAAAGATTACTTTGAAGAAGATGCTATGGAAGCATGGAATGATTAAGGTGGTGCGATTATGAAAGAATTAACCGTTTTTCAAAAAATGACTGCATCAACTGTAGAACTTATAAAAACAGTAAACACAGAGATTGGTTTTAAGTGTTGTCAACCATTTGCAGTTAGAGCCCTTGATGCTTTGAACGAACTAAAACTCAAAACAGAATCCGAAGCAAAAAGAGCTGCAAATGTTTTCTTAGATAATCTGCAGACATTGTTTCAAGGTGGTGTCACTTCAGAAGATTATGACAAACTAGACCTTGTAAAAAGGGGAAATGTTATAACTGTTTCTGCAAGAGTTCAAGCACTTATAAGAGCATTTAGAAGAAAAGGATATATGTTAATTGATACCATTATTCCAGTTCCAAAAGATGATGATGTGTATTTTGAAGAAAACTACAAAGATGGTATCGGAATTATTTACTTAGTTAGAGACCAAAGGAAAAATCCAGACAGAAGAATTTCTGCAGAAAGACTGGTTAATAACTATTTTGAAAAATTTATCTGCAGACTTGAAATTAGAGAAGTAAGCACTGGCAGAACAATTATGACTGTATCTGAAATGTCAAATGAAGAAGTCATGTATGCACAGTCATCTTCAGACAATGGAATATTCTTCTCTGAATGGAAAGAAGTTGTAGACAAAAAAGGGAATGTTGTCTATAAGGATGCAGCCAAAACACAACCTAAAAAATACAAAGTTATTTATGATGGTTCAAATGGTAATGAAGTCAAATACAATACAGATGCTATGTGGGTTAAGTGGACTTCAGAAATGGTTAAGAAAACAGTTATGAGAAGAGCCCTTAAAAATGTTAAAGAAACAATTCCAGAACTTGCTCCAACCATTATGGCATTTGACACCGAATTTATTCCAAATGACCAACCAGACAATCCAAAAGAAACAGTCATTGAAGTTGATGGAATAACCAATGTAGATATTGACTTAACAAACTTAACTGAAGATCAACAAGCAGATGTTAAAGATTGTTATGAGATTTATTGTCAAAATCCAGAGAATGCAAAACTTGATGCAGAAAGATGTAAAAAGATGTATGAAGAAGGTGTTCCACTAAATCAGATCATAAATGAAAATTATGCCGAATTGGTCAACTTATCAAAATCTAAAAACTTGTATCCATTGATTGAAAACATTATCAAGGGGGTTCCTTATGAAAAAAATGAAGATTAAGCAAGGAACCAGAGCATGGGAAAATGCAAAGGAAACAAGAATTGGAAGTAGTGAAGTATTTGATATTGTTAGATATTATGCTACAGAAACAGAACTTCAAAACTGTGGAATAGATGCAAAGAAATTCAAAGAAGAACTTCCATTCGTTTCTACTTGGGCTTTATACCATAAATTGATAAATGATGGAATTTATCAAAAACCATTACTTGACCCAGCACTTGGTGAGTATGGACTAGCAATGGAATATTATGGGTTGAAATTACTACAAAAAGACAGATTAAACAAACTTAAAAAAGGTCAAGTTTATATATCAGATAAACTCATTGCATCACTTGATATTAGTGGGGTTAGTGAAGAAATTG